TTTAAAAGAAGCAAAGCACTACATGCGCTCTTGGTTCGACAGAAACGGTCTATTTTCATATGCACTGAGATGAAACAATTGGCTAAGAGAGGAACAAATGGGAGTCAAGTTCAAGACTGTTAATGGACGAGAACAAGTTGAATACCAGAATAAAGAACTAGGTTACAACCTAGTTATCGGATTCATCAAGGACTACGGAGACTATGGATTTACGTTTGTTCTTGAATATAGCCTGTTCATACTGTCCGACGATAAAGACCTCGGAGCCTTCTTATTTTCTCACCTAAACAACCAATACTTTTCTTGCCCGCTCGATGCTGAGGGAGAAGTCAAACGCGTTATTAAGCTATTTGAGAAACAGGAGATATTTCGAGCAGCTCTAGGAAAAAGATGACGGCTATTAATAAGTTCAACTTGCCCTCATGTGGATATGACAAAACAATTTAAACAAGTTCTCGACCCCGCCTGTGGCGGTCGAAAATTCTACTTTGACAAAAACAATCCTATCGTTCTCTTTGGAGATATAAGAGATGAATCCTACGTACAGTGTGATTACCGGACACTAAACGTTCACCCGGATCAAAATTTAGATTTTAGGTCCCTTCCCTTCGGAGACAGTTCATTTTATTTAGTCATCTTCGATCCCCCTCATCTTTACAACCTTGGAAAGACCTCTTACATGGCCCAGTCTTACGGAGTCCTCAACAAGGAAACTTGGAAGGAAGATTTGCAAAAGGGCTTTAGAGAATGCTGGAGAGTTCTTAAGCCTCACGGCACTCTAATTTTTAAATGGACCGACAAGGACATTCCACTTCCGCTAATTCTTCACCTCTTCAAGCCTATTGTTCCACTATGCGGAGACAAGAAAGTAACAAGTTCGAAAACTGGAGTCTCTAGGTTCTGGCTAGTCTTTTATAAGGACAAGTAAACATGAAACATTTTGGATATAGCGAGGAGGATTACAAAAACCTTTCCCTTGCTTTTTCTGTGCTTCTTGACAAAGATAAAGTACCTTCCTATGTAACAACCAAAGATCTAATTATCAGTCAAGGAATTTTGAAGACGGTAGATGATGCTATCAAAGAGAATTTTTTGGACCTGCATTTTGATCGGGCATACAAAGGTGTTCTTAAAGAAGAAGTTCATAACTTCATCTTCTTATTCCTAGCTGGTCACGATTCACGATTGAAAGAACTCCTTTGGGAAAGTAAAGATGAATCTTGGAACCAAGAGTTTGCATCCTGTGTCGACCAGTTCAGTAAAACTTTTAAAACTATCGCTAATAAGGAGCCTCTAAATTTTTAGAGGCTTTTCTTTTGGAGAAATAAATGTGGAAGATCAAAGACCCTACTTTAAAAGAAAAGATCATGCAACTGCTATCGGATGAAAGCATTGCAAAGCGTTGCCAAGATCAAATGACTGATGGATCAAATTACATTCTTGCTTCTGATGATGATCAAAAATTTTCAATAAGCATCGTTAAAGATCTTTTTGAAAACGTTCCTGAGTACAACCCAGATGGATGGAATCCGTTTCCAGCTTTAAGGCCTCCTCGCCCAGGTAACTATTTAGTTTACTTAAACGGAAGATTTGAGCACCAGATTCGTGTTTCTTACTTCAATACCGATTTCAGAAGTTGGGATCAATATAGTGGCGCTGTTGTATTGGCTTTCAGAGAACTTGAAATTGAACCGCCTGATGACGATATTTTGAAGTTTAGTGCCTACAAGCGGGAGTAATAAAAAATGGGAAAAACAAGCCCAGAACTTTTGAACCCAGCTGTCACCGCGCTTGCTCTAAAACAAGAAGATGAAAGGTTAAAAACGCTTGATCCGGTCGTGATTACATCTTTAAGTTTTATTCCTGGAAAACCAAAATATTTGCTAATGCGTGGTGCTGATTCTTGTGCATTAGCACATAACATCATCTTGTCGAAAGAGCAGTCTTTAAAACTCATAAGATCTTTAGCTGAAGCTCTTAGCGATTGGGATAAAGAATAGTGTCAACAAACACGAACCCAGAAGCCCTGCGAAAGCGGGGCTTCTCTTTTGAACCTGAGTCTTCTGGATGTTATCTCGTGACGCGTGAGGCAGGTTCCACCCCTGTTGTTGATACAGCATTTTTTGATAAAGCCACTAATAAATGGAAAACACAAAATTCCACAGTCACTGCATTTAGAGAGCTTCCTGAACCCTATCAACCGGAAGAAACGAAATGACAATCTATAAACAAATGGAATATCAAATGCGTCTCTCTGAGTATGAGACGCTGGCAGAAGGAAAAGACGGCGGGTACGAATGGAAGGTTTTATCTCTCGGGACACATCCTTGCGGTTACGTATCCATCCCTAAAAACCATCCTTTCTATGGAAAAAACTATTGGGACATTGAGGACACGATTGAAGTGCACGGCGGATTAACCTTTAGCGGAAAACTGCCCGGCCTTGATGGTCTTTGGTTCGGTTGGGATTATATGCACGCCGGTGACTACACCTATATGCCGATCTATGTGTCTATTACAGATAAAAGATGGACAACGCAAGAAGTTGTTGATGATTGCCTAAGGGTCATCGAACAATTTCGGTCTTACGAGGAAAAGTAAATGGACTTCTTCGCCGGTATGTGTTTTGCCGTGTTTGTACTGGGTCTCGGAGGATGGGGCGGGTACTTGGTCTACACGTTCCTCAAGTCAAGGGAGGATGACTAATGAACCGACTCTTAATCCGAGACTGCATTTTTAACACAGATCATGTCGCTCTCATCGCTTGGACCCGTGACGAAAACGTTTTAACGGTTTCATTGAGTTCCGGTAAGTACATGGAGTTCAAAGACTCCCTGAAAGCGAATGGAAGAGACTTCGAGAGACGTTAGGCTTTACGGAGGAGAAAGAACGTGAGTGATTTCCTATACAAAAAGCAGGATTTGAACAACCTAAATGCTGCGTTCTCTGACTATATCGACAGTCCAAATATCACAGAGCCTCAATTTTTTCTTGTTGGTCAGGGTGTATTGCGTTTTCTTGAGAATTGGATGAGTAAATGTATTGACTACCACGAAAACGAAACAAAAGAGGAGTCTTTCGTTTACGTTCCAGATGAAGTCCACTTCTACATTCTGGATTTTGTTGAAGATTTAATCCTTGATTTAGAAAAGTGTATCAGGGAAAACAAAGATGACACCTATTGGCGAGAAGAATACGGCGCTTCGCTTGAATATATGCAAGATGCCTACAACCAACTTGAAGCAAAAAAGCCCATTTGATGGGCTTTTTTATTGGAGACAATATGTCCAAAAACGTTCAGACAGGTGATGTCATTTTCAGCGAAGATGGTGAAACCCTTCTTTATGGATGGCTGAACATTGAAGAAGCAATTAAAGCTCTTGAGGATTTCTTTGATGAAACTATAGAGCTATCGGACATTGAGGACGGGTTGCACGAGTATTGGAAATTTGTCCCGAGTCGGAACAACCCAGAAGGATATCCAGGGCTGTATTACCCATGCAAAAAGAAAACTCGTGGAGCCATTAAAGCAACCCGCGTAATGTTTAAATAAAAGGTTATTCAATGAATAAACGACAACTTAAAGTTCTTCTCTCAGTAATGCCCAGAAACGATATTCCTTACAAACTCAACTGCCTTTTCGTTGATTTTGATAAAACTGAGATAGTGGCTTGCAATGCTTTTATGATCATAGCCGTTAAATGTGCACATGGTTTGAATGGCACAGGAAGTGTGTTAATTCCTCGCAATGTCGTTGAACAAGTCGCAAAAACTAAGACTAGAAACACAATAAGATTTTCCAACACGGAAATATCTGTGGATGATTTTTCATTTCCTTTTACACCCCTGCAAGGAACCTATCCGGACTACTCAAAAGTAATTCCACCGAATGAAAGCCTTAAAAAACCGGGACAGTTCGGGTTCTACCAATCAAAATGTATAAAAATTATTGAAGAATTAGAAGCCGCGTTTGAGGTCTGTCCGATTTTTCATAGACCAAATAAAAAAGGCACACCATTAAAGGCTACTTTTTCTGCAGGGTCCGGTGAACGGGTTATTGCATGTGTCATGCCAAAGTCAGTTAGGACAACAGAAACATATTTATCGGGATAATTCTGGCTGCAATGTGTTTAATTTTCTACTCTCAAATTAACGATTCCATTAGCAGCCATCGAAGTTTCAAAGTCAACATGAAACAGATCGAAGTGATTAATGATTCCAATCGCCGGTTAAGTGAATTAGTCAATGAAATCTCAAAAGGATCTTTGAACTCAGCTGAGACGATTAAAGCAATCTGCCAGCAAAATGAGGAAATACGCCAAAACAATGACAAGCTGACCAAACAAAACCGATTACTGGTGTCAACGACTAATGCTCTGACTGAAGAAAACGAGTATTTAAGAAAGGTTTTAAAACAGCACGACATAGAACTGGACCTAAAGGATAAACAGCAATGAGCCCTCTTCGGAGGGCCTTTTTATTGGATAGCAACATGAGAGATCAAAGTGTTTCTGATCTGAGGTACACGATAACCTGGAGGAATCCATATAAACCGCGACCTGCGGGCCTTCCGAAGATTTTATGCAGCAGTCCTTTTGAGGAAGAGTTAACACTTCCTTGGATTATTGCTTCCAACTGGGGCCTTAGCGCGTGGGCCATAGGCATCTACTTCGAACATCCAAAACCAAAACGAAGGATGGACGAGGAGAAACGAGCGGCCATGAGAAAAAAGAGGATGCACACGCGACTTGAAAAGACTGCTCCACTGTTTGCTGATGAATTTGAGAAGAAAGAACTCGAGAAGCGGGCTGATTATTTTGCCGGGAAGTCCCAGGTTAATGAAGCTGAACTCAACCAGAGAATGGATGAATTCTCTGGCCTGATGACACCGGGAGAGGCTATTAAGTACATGCTGAAACTTGGCGTCCCTACCGAGCTTTCTGACGAGGATAAAAGGCTCGTCGAAGAGGTCAAGAGATTCCGGGCAAATGAGATGAAATTTTCTTCCGAAGAATTCAGGCTCAGGTGCCAAAAGAGAGCTGCTGAGAAAGCAGAGCGGGAACGAAAAGCGCTTGAGGCTTTAATGGACATCCGAAACGAACCTCTTTTTGCAGGCCTTTAAAAATGACAGATATCAGTTATGTTGACCGCTGGAAGAATTACCCAGGAGGCTCAATTCCCGAACATCGCATTGTTATGTCCATCAAGCGGTCCCCGAAATTTGAAGATCTGGTAGATATCACGTATTACTCAGTGCTGGAGCCGATCCCAAGATCTTCATATACAACCCATTTCTTCCGCTTCCTGCCGGTCAAATTTAGCGAATATCCTCAGACGCCGGATGAAAGATATTGGGAAGACCGCAACAACCAAACTCCTTCTTTGTTCGATGACATCGAAAACGAATACCTTCCTGAAGAGCGATGGTTCGGTTATCCGGGGTTCAAGCCGCAGCAGGATCAAATCTGCATATTCAGGTACATAGACGAGGGCTTCAATTTTTATGACGTTGATTTCTTCGAAGGAAGAACCTGGCGGCTTCGGGAGAAGACAATTTTCGTCTTTATGCCAATAGCTTCACCGGAAGGATTTCACCGGCGCCGGTGAGATTTATAGGCTCAATTGAAAAAAATAAGCGAAGGGCTTTAAAGGAGTCTAACTCAGAAATATTGGGTCATTTGATAGGATGCCTCGGTATGGATTCTAAAAATTGAGTCACATGTGAGCGTTATCTTCAAGGTCCCTTTCTCTTTATCTGTGGGTTTAACTGCAAAGTACAAGTTTCGTTTTTCTCCTGCTTCGTAGTCAATATTCAAGCCTATCTTTTTTCTCGTGCACTCTATGCTTTCAGTTGCTTCCCCGAAAGAAAACATTGGAAGTTCTCCCAAGAGTCCGCCTTTTATTTCGATCTGTGATATTCGGCAGTTTGATTGGCCTCCGTGAATTTCAACGACCAATTGATAATAACCTTCCGCTTGAAGTCGCTCAGCATCAGAGCCTTTTATTTCTGATCCAGAGAGATCAAGAACATCAGCACGTGCAAAGGGACGCTTCTTCAAAAGTTCTACGTACATAAATACTGCAGAACAACCCGTCGCAACTGCTATGAAAATTTGAACAAATAATTCCACTTTTGCTCCTTGGTTTTAGATTTGATTTCTTGACAATCTCAATTCTAGGACCGAGGAGCTTTCTTCTCTTTAGGTACTTAAATGAACTTTTCAACCACTGAACTTGTTTTCGACATTTTGTGTCTGGTCGTCAGCATTGCCTGTTTTTCCGGACTTGTTTTTTTCTCATCGCAACGAATTTGCGGATTATTAAGCAACGTTATCAAGCGACTGGAATCCGTTGAAACGACTCTGAAGGGAATAAAGAAATAAACCGAGGAGCTTATTTTCTATCTAGGACTAAAACAATGACCTTAACTTTTCAAAGCATTTTCTTATTGGGCTGTTTCTGCGTTTGCGTGGCCTGCTTTTCCTACCAGCTCTACCTCTTGGGCAAGCATGTCCGGTTCGCTTTCAAGATGATTTTGGACGAACAGCGTGACCTGCAGAAACAGGTAAAAAGCATCCAGTTAAATCAGAATTCCTTTACAGATCGCCATGAAAGTCGCTAAACTTTTTTCAGGAGGATGAGCCTCTCACCAGTTCAAACACCCAGTGAAAATGAAAAAACTCCTTTTGCTGCTACCCATAAGCTTTTTAACTTTAACTAGTTGTACCGTCATCGATGGTCAGACAGTTTGGTTAGATGAAATAAAAACGTATCGAGTCTTTCAAGTTTTGCCGGATGGTAATGCTTTGGCCTTTGAATGTGATTCAGAATACGACAAATACTGTTATGGAGATGTAGCTCTACTTGCTAAAAGAGAAAAGCCTTTCTATGACGGGATTAAAGTAAACATTCCTAAGCCGACTATAGAAGGAACCTACCGCTACGAAACAAGGAACAACTTTATAAAGACAGTTCCAATAGTACATTGACAGTTCACACCTAAAGAACTCAATTACGGCAAGAAACCAACAAACACCATTCCGCCCCTCAATTTGAGGGGCTTTTTTTATTGGGAATACAAAATGAATGAATTAACCACTCTGCCGCCACCGACGTTAGAAATTATTGATGGCGTGCCCACCGTCCTGTCAACTGTCGTGGCGGATTATTTTGGATACCGTCATGACAATTTGCTCCAGATTATTAGAGGCCTGATCGCTCGAAATTCGGAGCTTTTATGTCTCCTATATTTTCAGGAGACAACCACAAGCCGTCCACATCCTAAAAATCCGGATGTCTTTATTGAGTCCCCAGCATTCAGAATGAATCAAACGGGCTTCAATATTTTGGCAATGAAGTTATCCTGAAAAAGAGCAGAACGATATCAAATCAGATTTGCTCAAGCCTTCGAAGCAGCGGTAAAGGCTTTACAGAACATCAACCTGTCGACGTACCAAAAGGCCCTACGACTGGAGGCAAAGTTCGACGAACGAAAACGGCAGATTAGTTTCTGCGCCTCTTCTCTCGCCAAATGGAAAGATGAAAAGAAAGTGATGCTTTTAAAAATGGACGAGTATCAAAAAGACGTTCAGATGTCTCTTCCTTTCGATTCAATCCTTATCGAAGTTCCGCACTAAATGAACAAATCAAAACTCAGAGCATC